CTGCGCGGTCCGCATGCGGTGCACGAACTCGCCCTCGACATCGATCAGGGTGTCAATGAGTCCGCGGTCGCGGGGCACCTCGTAGCGGCGGATCTCGGTGCCGCGGATGAGCGCCACCGGCTCCCAGGCCTCCACCCGCGGGTAGCAGGCGAGGTAGTGCTGGCACTGCAGCAGCACGTCGTCGGGGACCTGGTCGGTGCCGGGATGGCCCCAGCCGTCGGCCCGGGCCCGCATCTTGAACTCGATGCCGCGCTTTCGCCCGACCGCGAAGGCGTCGGGGTGCGCGATCATCCAGTCGAGATCGCGGTGGTAGTGCGTCTTGGTCGGGCGGCGCACCTTGCAGCCGACCTCCTCGGCGTACCACGCCGCGAGCACCGGCTCGATCTGGTGGCCGAGCCACGCCAGCAGCCCGTTGTCGTCGAAGGCCTCCGGGGCGAGTTCACCGCGCTTCACGTGGTAGAGCTCGCGCGCGGTCATGCGCTCCGAGCGCCCGGTCACCACGCCGGCGTCCGAGCCGCCGACGCCCGCCAGGCGCAGTTCGATCTGTTCGTTGGTCAGCATGGGGGTCGCCTCCGTCCGAGTTTCAGGGGCAGCACGTGCACGAGGCGCTCGGCCATCGACGGCCGGCGTGCGGGCCGCGGCACCAGAAAGCGCCGCCGGCCGATGCACACGACGCCCGCGTGGTGCTCGTCGATGATCCGGCGCAGGGCGTCGCCGTGGATGTGCGGCATCAGCTCGGCGATGGCGTCGGCCGGGGGGATCACCGCGGTGGCGTTCACTCGGCGACCTCCACGGGGGGATGCGCTATCCAGTCGGCGTCCCGGTCGCGCAGCCGCTCGCCGCACTTCGGGCACTTGGTCAGCGCGCGGCGGGTCTCGTAGACGCGGTAGCGCCGGGTGACGTACCTCATGCCGTTCCATTCGGTCTGCGCCCACAGGGGGAAACCGCAGTGGTGATAGACGAGGCCGTTCTTGCTCACTCGCCCGCCTCCTCAATCTCACACGAACAACATTTAGCACAGTACCGGTACGTTCCGAATCCGCCCGCACGATCCGGCGCAGGGTCGCCCTCGACGTAGAGATCGCCCGGATTGATCTGCGTGCGGCACAGGCGGCTCGTCCAGCCGTCGCAGGTGTACGTCTTGCGCGCCCGGCGCACGGCATGGCCGTAGAGAAACGAATCGGGTGTAGTGACGTATAGGCTCATGGCTCAGCCCTGCGCTCGAGGACCGCGGCCACCGCCGAGACGCGGGCGCGCGCCTCGATCAACCGGTCGACCAGGTCGGCATCCTGGTGGACCGCGGGCATCGCGATTACGGTGCCGATGTCCCGGCAAAGCGCATAGGCAGCCGCCCAGGCGCGGGCCTGGGCGATCTGCGTGATCCGCTGCCGGGCGCATTGGTAGCTCACGGCGCCCACCTCAGTGGCGGTCGAGCCGGCTGGCCAGCACCAGGCAGGCGGGCGAGTTGATCACGTCACGGGCGCGCACGCAGCGCGCCTCCACCGCCGTCCAGCCGTAGCGCGCGGCGACCACGCGGGTCTCGTACTGGTCGAACGCCCAGGCGCCGAGCACCAGCAGGTTGAGCAGCACCAGCGCCAGTAGTTTCCGTTGGTCGGTCATCGTTTCCTCCGGGCCCCTCTGATTTCGGATTGAATTTGGGGGCGTGGGGAGAAATAAAGCACAGCTTTAGTTAGATGTCAAGCTGAGCTTTAGTTCGGGCATCAGCCCCCCGGACTCATGTCACGGTTCGGGGAGGGGGCGGGGAGTAAAGTTCGGGGCGCGATGGTCGATACAGGTTGAGAATGCCCCGGACCGTGGCTGTTTGAATTCGAGATTGATTTCTTGTCACGGCGGAGAGCGCGGGACTACACTGTGGATCACAGGCCCGGGGTATCCCGGGCCGCCGGCGCAGACCGGGCAACGGAGGGAGAGGGCGATGGGCGAGGCTGCGGTCCAGCACCGCGTGCGCCAAGCGCACATGACGGTCACGATGACCGTGCCGGTGCGCGTGTGGCCCGAGGGCGGCTGGGTGTATGCGTCCTGCGAGGATCTCGACATCCACACCCAGGGGCGCACCGAGGCCGAGGCGAGGAGCAACCTCGTCGAGGCGTTGCAGTTGTTCGTGCAGTCCTGCTTCGAGCGGGGGACCCTCGATGCGGTGCTCAAGCAGGCGGGGTTCCGCCCCGCGCGGCGGCGCCCGGATCGCGAACGGGAGGCAGAAGAGGGGAGCGCGTGGCTCGATGTGCCGCTCTCGCTGGTGGCACGCCGTGGGACACAAGATCACACCGGTCGGATGGGAAACGCTCGTTAGAGTGTTCGAGTCCGACGGATTCGTGCAGGACCGGAACGCCGGTTCTCACATCGCCCTCGTCAAGAAGGGCGTGCTGCGCCCGGTGATCATCCCGCGGTACTCGGAGATCGGCGTGCACATCATCCGCTCGAACATGCGCACGGCCGGAATGTCCCGGAAGCGCTACCTGCGGCTCCTGGGAGGGGTGTAGCGCACTCGTTTACTCCCGCGTCCCCGAGTAGCTCTTGCAGAGCATCTGCGCCGAACCGAATTCCCGGTTGCGGTAGATCAGGCACCGTTCGTCGAGCGATGGCAGGGCAAGCTCACCGTCGAAATCGGTCGCCGGGATGCGGAGCTCGCTCAGCTCTTCGGTGGCGCTGATCTTGGTGGTGCGGTCGATGTAGGGGCCGCGTTGGGAACGCGCCACGAGCTCGGCCGTATAGGCCTTGGACTTGGCCGTTTGGGCCGGGGTCGGTTTCTTCTCGAAGGCGAGCGTCGCGATGTACCCGAGGGCGAGGAGGAGACCGATCGCGGAGAGCCAGCGGGCCATCGCTAGCTTTCGGGCAGGGGCGGCTCGCCCAGATCGAGAGCGACCTGCGGATCTTCTGGCGGCAACGGGAGGTCCGCGGTCGAGATCACCGAAATCCCGTACGGCTTCGCGAGGGCTTGCAGGTCCGAGTCGTCCGAGAGGATCTCATCGGCCTGAGCTATCCGGGCAATCGCAAGGATCTGCCGGTCGAACTTGATCTTGACCCAGGTGGCAGTGAGTCCCGCTCTCTTGTCGCCGTCCTCGATCGCCTGAGCCTCGATGATCGAGAGCTCAAGGGCTGCCCGACGGTCGAAGTCGGCGATTCTGAAAGGGGCCTTGGTTGACAAGATCCTCATGAAGTCCGCACGGGCGGCGTCGGCCCTGACCAGCAATTCCGCGAGCGCGGGTGTTGGCACGATGGCGTGCTGTCGTTCTTCCTCGAGCCTTCCCAGGAGAAACTGGATCCGATCCCTGAATCGCGGTACGGGTTGCTTCGTCGCAGGATCGAGCGGGGCGTTGGCGTCCTCGTCGAGCAGGCAAATCAGTGCGTTGGCATCGAAGACGATCATGAAGGATCGCCGCCTTGTCGGTGCCGCAGGATCTCCGCGACGGGGTCGCTAATCTCTGTCCAACCGCTTCTCAGGTAGGCCTCCCGCAGCTCGGCCACCGCCACGGACATGGGGACGGTCTCCAGACGTTCGAACTCTCTGATCCAGAAGTATCTGAGCTTCCACTCCCCGTCGTCGAGGCGCTCCCACCGAGCGTCACCGTGGACCCTGATCGGTTGGCTGAACATGTACGGCGCGAGCCGCAACGCGATTTCCCGTGTGGTTCGGCAGACCCATCGTGCCTTCTCGTCCTGCAGGTGGACATGCGCTCTTTCGGCCGTGTCGCTGCCTCCAACCTGAACCGGAACCCCTTCCAGCGAGCACTCCTGAAGGAAGGTGCTGATCGACTCTTGAGGTTGGCGATTCTTCCCCGGGAATTCGAGAACGATCGCACCGTCCTCCGAGATGTTCCCGTCGGCGTCGTCTTCGGCGAGGTGTTGGTCGATGCGCTCGTAGGCGCGGAGCGCCTCCGGGTTGGCGTCGCCCGTGCGCACCGCTTCAACATGTGCACGCACCTTCGGGATCGCCGGATCGTCGACGAGAGCCAGCGGCTCCGCGCTTCCTTTTTCGATCCCGACGAGGTGAACATGCTCGGGGCTCCCCATCAGGATTGAGAGGTCCGCCAGGTAGGCGGCCAAGCGGTCCATCGGGAGCGTATCCGGCGTGAACTTGGAGATCTTAAATCGAAATATGCCGCCGGCCGCCATCGCCCGATCCCTCACCGTCCGGAACGCTGAAAGTATAGCCTCACGTCAGTCGTCGCCGCGGACAGCAAGGTGCTCACTCCAGATTAGGAATGCCATCAGATACGCTCCTGAAATCTGGATCCCGAAGAGAGCGAAAAACCACCATTCAGAGTTGGCGGCGCGATCTGGGGGCGTTGCCAGTAGCAGTGTGAAAAACGCGACCATGAACGCCGTGATCATCGTTGCTCCAAGGTAGCGCTCGCGCTCGCTCTTGGCACTGTCGAATAGAACGCCGGCGACGAGACACGAGACCCCAGCGGTCAGAGAGGCGAACGCGATCCACGGCCATTCCCCAAGCGACTCTGTTGCAAGCAGGAAGTCGGCTCGAACGAGTGGCCACGGCGCATAGGTGAGTACGTGGACAGCGGCCGTCGCCACGACCATCGCCAGGTAGACCAGCAACGACTTCAACCAGAAGCGCCCCGAGAAGTCGATCATCGTCGCCGCAGGTTCCGCCGGTGCTCGACCACAGGCCCGATGATTGCCCCGGGGTTATCCGCGTTGACCATCAGCGTTGGATAGTCGTCGTTGAGCGGGACCAGTTCGAAGATCGGGCGACCATCGGCATCCTTGCCGCGTGACCGGTACTTTCTCAGTGTAGCGGTCTCGTCTGCGGCCATTTTGGCCACCACGATGTCACCGGGTCGGACTGTGGCGTCGGGATCAACCAGCACGGTGTCGCCGGACCGAAACTCAGGCCCCATGCTCTCACCCTCGACGCGTAGCGCAAAGGTGTGCGGCCCCAATGTTTCGGCGAGATCGGCGTCCACGGTGATCGTCTCGTATTCGTTTCCCTCGGTGTACGCATTGATGGCGCCCACCGGATCGGCGGCCTGAACGGTACTGATAACCGGAATCCGGCGGGCGGATTGTGGCGCAGTCGTCAACTCCGGGGTTTTCATGGGGCCTTGCCCGGTCAGGAGCCAGTCCGTGCGGACCCCCGTGGCTTGCGAAATCGTCGGTAGGTGCGTTTTGTCGAAGCTTCCAGTCTTGAGCCATCCCGCGACGGCTTGGGGCGTGACGCCGCACAGATCGGCGATGTGCGCCTGGGTGACGCCACTGCCGCGGATGGCCGTGATAAGCCGTTGTTTTTGCTTCTCACGCACTGTCTGGGCCTCAAGCACTGCTTGAACGATACGCGGACCGGAGGGAAATGAAGACAAGTACTGCTTGACATTTAGGGTAAAGCTGTGCTTGATTAAGCGCATGGATGCCTTGCAACGTGCGGTTGAAATCGCCGGCGGTCAAGTCGCGCTGGCCCGGGACGTGGGTGTAACCCCACAGGCGGTGCACCTCTGGTTGCGCAAGAAAACTGCGCCCCCCGCCCGCTGCCTCGCCATCGAAGCCGCCACCAACGGCGCGGTGACGTGCCACGAGCTTCGCCCTGACATTTACCCGCCGCCGGCGTCGGCCGGAGCGGCGCCACAAGCGGCCTCGGCGGAGGCCTGAACCGATGCGGGATGGCGCAATGGCAGCGCGGCGGGCCCATAACCCGCAGGTTGCGGGTTCGAGTCCCGCTCCCGCTACCAAGCTGGTTTCCTCCCTCCCGGCGCGCACGCCGGGTTCCGCGCCGCCCGGGTTTTCTCCTACCGGGCGGCGCGTTTTTTCGGGGGAGGGGCGGTGATGCCGACCATGGCGCTTTCGCGGTACGACCACGAGCTGCGGATCTACGTCGACGCGGAGACCTACCTGGTGCTCTCGCGCCTGGCGGACGCCGACGATCGCACGCTCTCGGGGTACTGCCGTTTTGTGCTGCGTCAACACGCGGTGAACGGTGGCGCCACAGCGCTCGGAGCCACAAGGCCGGCGGCGAGCAACGCAGCGGAGGGCACGGGCTGATCTGAGACACCTTCCTCCCGTGCGGTCGGGTAAGACGGTGGCGCACGGGGGATGAACAAGGCCCTCACCATGGGATTGCAGCCAGAGGGGCGAATGCACGAGGCGAACCCGGGAGCGTGCGCTGCGAGACCGACCGGGGCGTGAAGACCGCGGGGCTCGTCCGAAGGACGTGGAGCGGTGAGACGCAGCCCTCTTTCGCCGGCGAGGTCGGGAAGGAGGGCTGCGCTCGGAGCCGGAGGCTGAACCGAGAACGTAGGGGTACGGAAGAGTGGATCGGGAAAGCGATCGGGAAAGAAAAAAAAGGCGATCGGATCGGGATCTTGAGGTGATCTGTTGCAGGAAATGAAGACCAACGTTGTCCAAATGCCGCACGCGGCCGCGCCGGCGCCCGAACGGAGCGATGAGCAGATCATCGCCCGGTTCCGGGCCTGGTGGCCGAAGGCGCCGGCGCGGGTGAAGTCCGGGATCCGCAAGATTGTGGCCGAGGAGGTGGCGCGCGCGCACGACGCGGAGGCCCGCGAGGTGCTCGATCACCTGAACTCGAAGCGGCCGGGCAAGCGGGGGTATCGACCCGTCGAGGCGAACCTGAAACTAATCCGCGCTCGCCTCGCGGACGGCATCACGGTGCAGCAGCTACGCGCGATCGTGACCGTGAAGGCGCGCCAGTGCGAGTCCGATGAATTCCAGGAGCAATTCTTGCGCCCGATCACCTTGTTCAACGCCACCAAGTGCGAGCAGTACCTGGGGGAGTTGGGCCAGTGAGGGAGCCGCGGCTTAAATGCGCCGAATGCGGCACCTGGTTCGCGCGCACCAAGCCGGAATGCCCGGAATGCGGCACCGCGAATCCGCGCGGGTCGGCCTCCATTGCCACGTATACGCCCTGCGCCTACGAGGCGAACGGGATGCGGTGCCCGTTGCCGGGGGTGTGGAGCGATAGCGGCTACGGCAAGCACCCGGTCAAATGGTGCTCGGTGCACATGATCGCCGAGCGTCGCGCGCAGGACGCCGCCGGCGCCGCGGAACTGGCGGAGATCATCGCCCATCCGGATCGATACCGTCATGGCCGCAACTGGCGTGACCGTGACGTGGATGCGTGCATCGAAGGACACCCGCATTGGCGCCGCAAGCCCGACGAGACCCGTAGTGCCTATCTGGACCGGATGCGGAAGCTACGCCAACGGCTGATGCCCGGCGCCAATGCCCTCGGACGCCGCAAGCCGAGCCCGAGCGATCGCCTGGCGGACGCGCTTGAGGAATACGAGGAGCGCGCGGCGAGGCTGGAGGCGGAAGGCGTTTCACGGGAAACCGCACAGAATCAGGCCGTCGAGGCACTGTTGCGGCGGCGGATCGGGGTGCCGGTGTGACGACCGCGCAGCATTACATCCCCGGTCGACGCTGGTCGCGTGCGTCGGCGCCGTTCGCCACCCGGCTCGAGGGCGCCAACCGCTCGCGCAAGGTCTGGGTGTGTCCGGCCTGTCGGCGCTGGCACAACCCCGAGCGCCGCGGCGAGGGCAAGCGCCCGGGTCGTCCTGTGGCCTGCCGCGGGTGCGGGGAGAAGCAACTCCTCTTTTTCGATTCCACCGGCGAAGCGCAGCACTTCATGCGGCTGTGGTTGCTGCAGGACCACGACCGGGTGCGGGGGCTCAAGCATCACCCGCGGTTCGCCCTGGTGTGCCCGGCCCGCGCCGGCGGCCTCCACGTCGTCGGTCATTACGAGGCCGACGTTGAGTACGAGGAGCGCGACCGCGCGGGCGAGTGGCAACACTTCGTCGAGGACTTCAAGCCGAAGAGCGAGGAGGCACAGGACCCGCTCTTCAAATGGAAGCGCCGTCACGTCGAGGCGCAATACGGGATCCGGATCCGGATCGTTTCATAGGAGGGCCGAACATGGCACGAGCACAGACAGGTGAAGGCAACGGCGGGGCGGCGACCCCTCCACGTGGTTCGCGGGGTGGCACCCAGGTCGGCGGCGGCAACGGCGCCGGGGTGGCCGCGGTGTCGATTAAGGACAATCCGGAGGTCCGCAGCGCGGTCGCGCAAGCCTTCGAGCGGATCAAGGAACTCGAGGATCAGCGTCGCGACATCAACGCCCAGATCAAGGCCGAGCGCGAGGGCCTGGTGAGCCGGGGGTTGAACAAGCAGGCGCTCAAGGACGCCGAGCGCTACTGCAAGCTCGACGAGACCCAGCGCCAGGGCTACGACGAATCGCTCGCGATCTCGCGCAAGGCGATGAGTCTGCCGATCCAGCCGGGGCTGTTCGGTGGCGACAATGGCGGCGGCGGCGCGCAGCCAACCCACTGAGCGCCGGGGCCCATCTCCCGGCGCCGCCGATGGGCGCCGGGAGGGGTCGAGCGCGTTGCCGCCGGATCGCGCGAGCTGGCGCGCGCGGCATTGGGCGATCTGGGCCTGGGATCGCCTGCCGCGCGTCAACCCGACCGTGGCCGAGCTGCTCGCGGTGATCCGACGGGTCCCGCGCGAGGTCGCCGGATACCGCCGCGGGGGATGCCGCCGGCTGGTGCTCGCCTATATCCGCAGCGAGTACCAGTGGGAGGCGTATCGGAGGAGGGGGGTGACTCCGTGACAGGTGCGACAACCCACACGCGCGCGAAGGCCCCGGCGCGCAAGAAAGCGGCGGTGCGAAAGAAGACCGCATCGAAGCGGAAACCCCTTCGCACAATACGCGCTGATCGCGCGCGCGCGAAGCGCGAGGGCTTCATCGAGGGGCTGCGTTTCACGGGGAACGTGTCGGCCGCGGCGCGGGCGGTCGGGTGGTCGCGGCGCGCGGCGTACGACTACCGCGACGTCCACGACGATTTCGCGCAAGCCTGGGACGACGCGATCGAGGAGGCGACCGATGCGCTCGAAGAGGAGGCGCGTCGGCGCGCGGTCGACGGTGTGGTTGAGCCCGTCTACCACCAGGGGCAGGTCTGCGGCGGCATCAAGAAGTACAGCGATCGGATGCTCGAGATCCTGCTCAAAGGTCACCGCCCCGAGAAGTTCCGCGAGCGCCACGAGCACACGGGGCCTGGCGGAGGCCCGATCCCGCTCATGCTGACGAGCGACGATGCCGAGCTTTGAACTCACCGCGCGCCAGCGGGAGGGGAACCGGCTGCTGGCCTCGCCGGCCACCCACTGCCTGCTCTACGGCGGCTCGCGCAGCGGCAAGACCTTCCTGGTCCTGCGCGCCATCGTGCTGCGGGCGTTGAAGGCTGAACGCTCGCGCCACGCGGTGCTGCGTTTCCGGTTTGCCCATGTGAAGGCCTCCGTCATCGAGGACACCTTCCCGAAGCTGATGCGCGGGGGTTTCCCGGAGCGCCGCTACCGGCTCGATCGATCGACCTGGTTCGCGGAGTTCGAGAACGGCGCGCAGATCTGGTTCGGCGGCCTCGACGACAAGGAGCGCGTCGAGAAGGTGCTCGGCCAGGAGCACGCGAGCATCTTCCTCAACGAGGCCTCGCAGATCTCGTGGAGCGCGCGCAACGTCGCGCTGACCCGTCTCGCCCAGGCGTGCACGTACACCATCGACGGCGGCGAGCGAGCGCTCAAGCGCAAGATGTACTACGACTGCAACCCCCCGAACACGGCGCACTGGCTGCATCGACTGTTCATCGAGGCCCGCGATCCGGAGACCAAGCAGCCCCTCGCCGACCCCGGCGACTACGCCCACCTGCAGATGAACCCGGTGCACAATCGCGAGCACCTGCCGGAGGGCTACATCGAGAGCACGCTGGCTGGCATGCCCGCGCGAATGCGGCGGCGATTCCTCGACGGCGTGTTCGCCGACGCGACCCCGAACCAGCTCTTCCCCTACGAGACGATCGAGAAGTGGCGGGTGCTCGACGGCCGGGTGCCGGACTTCCAGCGCGTGCTGGTGGGGGTCGACCCGTCCGGCGCCGGCGACGAGGACAACGCCAACAACGACGAGATCGGCGTCTCGGTCGCGGCGCTGGGGACCGACGGCAACGCCTACGTGCTCGAAGATCTGACCGTCAAGGCCGGCCCGGCTACCTGGGGCACGGTGGCGACCACGGCCTTCGACCGCCACGCGGCCGATCTGGTCGTCGGTGAGGGCAACTTCGGCGGCGCGATGGTCGAGCACGTGATCCAGACCTCGCGGGCGCGGACCCCGTACAAGCAGGTCCACGCGAGCCGCGGGAAGGTGGTGCGCGCCGAGCCGATCAGCGCGCTCTACGAGGCGGGGAAGGTGCGCCACGTCGGGCGCTTCGGCGACCTCGAGGACGAACTGACCGCCTTCACGACCTACGGCTACACCGGCGAGGGGTCCCCGAACCGCGCCGACGCACTCATATGGGTACTGACCGAACTCTTCCCGGGGCTCGTCGCAGAGCCCGTCGACGATACCTGGACAACCCGGCCGAATCGGCCGCGTAACGGTGGATGGATGGCAGCATGAGCGACAACAGCGACGACATTCTCATCGAAGTCCGCGACGCCCTGAAGGAGGCGGCCAACTTCGAGACCGACAACCGGGAGAACGCGCTCGACGATCTCGCGTTCCTCGATGGCGACCAGTGGCCCACGGCGACCAAGAGGGAGCGAGAGGACGAGGGCCGGCCGTGCCTGACCTTCAATCGGTTGCCGACCTACGTCGACCAGGTCGTAGGCGACCATCGCCAGGCGCGGATCGCCATCCATGCGGTCCCGGTCGGGCGGGCTGCGGAGGATCAGCAGAAGATCCCTGCGGTGGGTGGCGACGCCCGGTTCACCCTGGCCGAGGTCTACGACGGGATCCTGACCTCGATCCAGTCGACGCCGGAGGCGCTGTTCGCGCGCACCCACGCCTTCGAGCAGATGGTGAACGCCGGGTTCGGTGCCTTCCGGGTGAATACCCGCTACGTCGGCGACAGTTTCGACGCCGAGTTGGTGCTCGAGCAGATCTTCAACCCATTCACCGTCTACCTGCCGCCGGCCGCGGTGCTGCGCGGCCCGCAGCATGCCGATTGGGGGATCGTGACCGAGATCGTCACCGCGGCCGCCTTCAAGAGCCAGTTCGGCGACGACGCGGTCGCCTCCGACATCGAGGTCGACGCGCTCGGCGACGACCGCGGGCGCTGGTACACCGAGACCGGGGTGCGGATCGCGGAATTCTTCAAGCGGGATCGGGTGCAGGACGAACTGTTGGCGTTGAGCGACGGGCGGATCGTGTTCGCCTCCGACGTGCAGCCGGTGCTCGACGAGCTCGCGGCGGCGGGCATCCAGGTGGTGAACCACCGCCGGACCGTGCGCCACAAGATGCGCTGGTACAAGGTCTCCGGGGCGAAGGTGCTGCAGGGCCCGGTCGACTGGCCGGGGCGCTACGTGCCGCTCATCCCGTCCTTCGGGAAGGTCATCAATCGCGAGGGGAAGCCGAGCCTGCGCGGACTCATCCGCAACGCCAAGGACGCGCAGCGGATGTACAACTACCACCGCGGCGCGGAGGTCGAGGCGGTGGCGCTCGCCCCCAAAGCTCCGTACGTGGCCGACGTCCAGGCGATCGCCAAGTACAAAAATCTGTGGGAGAGCGCCAACACGACGAACCTCTCGGTGCTGCCCTACGATTCACATGAAGGCTCGGTTCCCGCGCCCCAGCGCCAGCCCCCGGCGCTGCCGTCCTCCGGCTTCGGGCAGCAGGTCGCCTCGGCCGCCGAAGACATGAAGGCCACGACGGGCCTGCACGACGCCTCGCTGGGCGCGCGCAGCAATGAGACCAGCGGCAAGGCGATCCAGCTCCGCCAGCAGGAGGGCGATGTCGGATCCTTCGCGTTTCACGACAATTTCGCGCGCGCGATGGAGTACGCCGGCCTGGTGCTTGTGGACCTCATCCCGCACGTCTACACCGGGGAGCGGGTTGTACGCCTGGGTCTCGAGGGTGACCGTGAGGCGTGGGTCAAGGTCAACCAGCAGGTGCGCGACGAGCAGAGCGGGGCGATGATCACCGTCGCCGATCTCGGCGCGGCCCGCTTCGGGGTGCGCGTCACCACCGGGCCGGCCTACACCACGCAACGCGCCCAGGCGGTCGACGCGATGATCGAGCTCTTCCGCTCGGTGCCGAAACTCGGCGAGATCGCCTCCGACATCCTCGCGCGGAACATGGACTGGCCCGGAGCCGACGAGCTGGCCGAGCGGATCACCCGCACGCTGCCGCCGCAGTTGACGGCCCCCGGAGGCGACGACGGGCCGCCGCAGCCGCCCGCGCCGAGTCCGGCCGAGCAGATGCAGGCGCAGGTGGCGGAGCTCGAGTTGCAGGCTCGCGGCGCCGAGGCCGAGGCGAAAATCGCCGAGGCCAACGCCACGCTCGCGCAGTTCCAGCCCCCGCAAGCACCAGGGGCGCCCCTCGATCCGACCGCGCTCGACCAGCACATCCGCCAGGTGGTCGCCGAAGCCCTGCAGCAAGTGATGGGCGCTGGAGCCTAGATTTCACCCACGAGGACTACTACAATGGATCCCAACGACACCGCGAGCGACGCGAACGCCCAGGCCACGGAGGCCGGGGCGCCCCCCGAAGAGCTCGCCAGCCTTCCGACGGCTGATCCCTCCCCGGGCGAAACGTCGGACGCGCCCAGCGCGACAGGCCAGGCCGGCGCCGCAAAGCCGGACGGCGATGGAGAGGCCGATTCGGATCGCCAGACTGATCACCAGAAAGGCGATACCGCGAAACTCATCCGCAGGCTGAAGGGCAAGCTCAAGGCTGCCGAGACCGCGCGTGACGCGCTCCAAAAGGCTGCCGAAACCGCACTGAAACGGGCCGAGGCCGCGGCGACTCCCGCGAAGCCGGAACCCCGACAGGAGGACTTCGGAACCTACGAGGAATACGTCGACGCCCTGGTCTCGCACCGAGTGGAGCAGAGGCTCGCGGCAGAGCGCTCGGCAAGCGACGCCGAGGCTGGCGAAGCACCGGATCTCGACGAGATCCGCGCGCAGGCCGAGCACACCGCCGCGACGGACGCATGGGCAGAGCAGGTAGCGGACGTCAAGACCAGGCACCCGGACTTCGAGCAGAAGGTGCTCGACCCGGCGTTGCCGATCACGGCTCCGATGGCCGACGTGCTGATGCGGGCCGAGGACGGTGCGGAGGTCGCCTACTACCTGGCGGCGCACCCCGAGGTCTGTGCCGAGATCGCCTCGCTCCCCGACCCCGTGAGCATTGCCCTCGCCATCGGTCAGGTGTCCGCGACGAGGGGATTGTCTCCCGCTGCGCCACCTGTGGAACAGCAGGCGAGCGTACCATCCGGCCCGGGGCCGGCGAGCGCCGCGCCCGTGATCGAGCCAGTGAGCTCGGCCGGGCGCGGCGGTGTGCCGAATCCCGAGCGCATGACCACCGACGACTGGATGCGGTGGAGGAACGGGGCACTCACCAAGCGATGAGGTAGACCTCAAATGGCCAACACCCTGATCACGCCAACGGCGGTGACGCGGGAGGCGCTCCGGATCCTCCACCAGAAACTCACTTTCGTCGGTTCCATCGTCCGCGAGTACGACGATCGCTTCGCCAAGAGTGGCGCGAAGATCGGCGACTCGCTCCAGATCCGGCTCCCGAACCAATACGTGGTTCGCACCGGCGCCACCCTGTCGACCCAGGACACCACCGAGTCGACCACCACGCTGCAGGTCGCCACCCAGAAGGGTGTCGATCTCAACTTCACCTCCGTCGATCTCACGATGTCACTCGACGACTTCTCGAAGAGGATCATCGAGCCGGCGATGGCGGTGCTCGCCGCGACCATCGAGGCCGATGCGTTCTCGATGTACAAGGACGTGTACAACCAGGCGAACAACGTCGGCAGCGCGGCGACCTTCGCCAAGCTGATGGCGGCCCGCAAGCTCCTGACCGACAACCTGGCCCCTTACGGCCAGCGCTGCCTGTGCCTGAACACGCAGGACAACGTCGATCTCGTGGATGCCTTGAAGGGACTGTTCCAGGACAGCACCCAGATCGCCAAGCAATACCGCGAGGGCCTCGTCGGCCGCACCGCGGGCTTCGGGGAGATCTACGAGACCACGCTGGTGCCGTCGCATACCGTGGGCGTCAAGACGGGCACGCCGCTCGTCAACGGCGCCTACCAGACCGGCGCGTCGCTGATCACCGACGGCTGGACGAACAGCACCACCGGAATTCTGTTGCAGGGCGACGTGTTCACCATCGCCGGCGTCAACCGGGTCCACCCGGAGACCAAGGCCGACACAGGTGTGCTGCAGCAGTTCGTGGTCACCGCCGACGCGGACTCGGGTGCGACGACCGGCCCGGCGACGCTGGCGATTTCCCCGTCGATCGTGACCACCGGGGCGAAGCAGAACGTGACCGGCTCGCCGGCCGACAACGCGGCGATCACCGTGGTCGGCACGTCGGGCGCCGCCCACGGGATCTCGCTCGCGCACCACAAGGAGGCGTTCGCGTTCGCGACCGCCGACCTGGTGATGCCGAAGGGCGTCGACTTCGCCTCGCGCGAGGTCTACGACGGGATCTCGATGCGGATCGTGCGCGCCTACGACATCAACAACGACAAGTTCCCGTGCCGCCTCGACGTGCTGTACGGGTTCAAGACGTTGCGCGGGGCGCTCGCGGCCCGCATCGCCAACAACTGAGGCCGCCCGGCCCGGGGCGGGGTTTCGGCCCCGCCCCGCATCTGCGGAGGTGACGTATGGGTCATCCGACGTATCTGTACCACCCGGAGCAGGCTCGCGAGGGCAAGATCTTCGACTCCGATGCGTTGCCCGAGAAGGCCGAGGGCTGGGTGGACACGCCGGCGAAGTTCGCCGAATCGGTGGTGCCCGCGCCAGGCGACTCCCCGCCAACCAGCGCGTTCGGCGCCTGGTTCGCCAGCCTCGGTGGCTCGGCGCACGACAAGAAGCTCGCGATCGAACGCTACGCGCGTGAGCACTTCGACGTCGAGATCGATCGCCGCCGCACCGTGAAGCAACTCGTCGCCGAGGTCGAGGCGCTCGAGGCCGGCGCCGGAAGCTGAATGTGAAGGCGCAGGCGATCATCAACGGCGCGCTGCGCGCCATCGGTGTCGCCGCGGCGGGCTACGATCCAACCGCCGAGGAGGCCGCCGACGGGCTCGCGGCGCTCAACTCGCTCCTCCAGAGCTGGCAGGCCGAGGGCCTCACCGTCCCGTTCCGGGCCTGGGATGCGTTCGCGCTGACCATCGGTACCGCCTCCTACACCTGGGGCACCGGGGAGACCCTGAACGCCGCGCCTCCGGTGCGGGTCGAGGACGGCACGGCCTACCTCTCCGACGCGAACGCGACCGACACGCCGGTGGCGCTGATGGGCGCCGGCGAGTGGTCGCGGATGGCATCGAAGAGCGTGTCGGGACGCCCCGGGCGGATCTACGTCGAATATTCCGACCCGGTTGCGGTGGAGTTCGACTTCGCTCCCGACCAGGCCTACACGCTGCACGTGCAGAGCCTCAAGGCGTTCACCGCGTTCGCGGCGCTCACCAGCGAAGACACGGTGCCCGACGAGTACCTGCCGGCGCTGAAATGGAACCTCGCGGTCGATCTGGCCCCGGAGTACGGCAAGGACCCGAGCGTGACCGTCGCCACCCGGGCGCGCTCGACGAAGAACGCGATCCTCGGGCTCGCCTTCGCGCGCCGGCCCCCGATCAGCACGGTCGACAAGGGGCTGCTCCCGGGGCCGCAGTTCAACATCAACACGGGGTAGGCCATGAGTAAGGCGATCTTCCTCGGCGGCGAGGTGCAGCTCTTCGACAACGCCGGCGCGCCGCTCGCCGGTGGCAAGGTCTACTTCTACGAGCCCGGCACCTCGACCGCGAAGGACACCTACACCGACTCGACGCTCGGGACCGCGAACGCGAACCCGGTGGTGCTCGACGCCTACGGGCGCGCGCCGATCTGGCTGTCGGGCAGCTACAAGGTCGTGGTGAAGGACAGCACCGACGTCACGCTCTATACCGAGGACAACATTAACCCGTCGGTATCGAGCGTGCTCGGCAACTTCAACCTGGCCGACAACGGATCGTTCGAGACCGACACCAACGCCGACGGCACTCCGGACTCATGGACGCTCACCACCTACACCGGAGCGACTTGCCAGCGGGTCACCAACGATCAGAACCACGGCGCCGCTGCGATGAAGTTCGTGAGCGTCGGTAACGGCGGCGGCTACCTCGAAAGCGAGAGCTTCTTCGAGGTCTCGCCGGACACCGACCTCGGCGTCGAGTTCGACATCAAGAGCTCGGTGGTCGACGTGCGCAACGTGGTCGACGTGCTCTGGTACGACAGCGCCAAGGCGGTGGTCAGCACCACCTCGGTCTACGACGAGAGCGCCGCCAACCCGACGAGCTGGACGCACAAGAACTTTACGGCGACTCCGCCGGCGACTGCCCGCTACGCGAAGCTGCGGCTTTACGGGTGCCACTCGTCCGACGTGACCCCTGGGACCACCTGGTACGACAACGTCACGGCGTGGGCCGAGCATCAGCCCGCGGCGCACACGCACACGGCGTCGGAGATCAGCGACTCCACTGCGACCGGGCGCTCGGTGCTCACCGCCGCGACGGCCGCCGCGGGCCGGACGGCGCTCGCGGCGCAGCAGGATGTCATCACCACCCGCGGCGACATCGTGATCGCGAGTGCTGCGGGAGCCGCGGCTCGCCTCGCCAAGGGCACCAGCGGGCAGGTGCTCCAGATGGGGGCGAACGACCCCGCATGGGCGCCGATGATTCTGGCCCAGTCCTACGACTCAGGAGAGCAGACCATCACCGCAGCGGGATTACTAACCCTCGCCCACGGCTTAGGAGCCAAACCCAAAGTGCTGGAGGCGGTGCTCGTTTGTAAGACGGCCGAGTACAACTATTCCGTTGGTGACGAGGTGCTCACGGCGCTGGACGCCGCATCCGTATCTCGGGGAGCGTCGTGCGTTTGGGATGCGACGAATATAAACATCCGGTTCGGTTCCAGCGCAACAACCTTTTACCTTTTGGACAAAACGACCGGCGCCATTCAGGCGACCACCAACGCAAACTGGAAGCTCATCGTGAGGGCCTACGCATGACCACGTACTACGCGGACGCCGCGGGCCGATACTTGGGCGGGTTCGAGAAGCGCAGCCCCAAGGGCGTCGAAGTCAAACACCCGAACGTGCCGCGGGGCGCGCTGGAGGTGCCGGGCCCACCCGCAGATGTGCGCATGGTCTGGGATGGCAACACGTGGCTGACCACACCAGAACTCGACGCCGAAGCGAAGTTGGAATACCGCCGCGCTCGCGCCCGCGAGTACGCCCATGACCTCGGCGCGGAGCCGGGTTTCGAGAATGCGGTGGGCGACGTTCTCGACGCGCTCATCGACGCGGTCGAGGCCGGAGATCACACGAGGCTCACCGCCATCAAGGCGAAGCGCGACGCCATCAAAGCGCGGCACCCGAAGCCGGTATGAGAGTGCCGCTCCCCATCGTCGGCCCGAAGCGCACCGCGCGCTCGATCGTCACCAATCCGCAGCGCTGCGTGAACCTCTACCCGGTGCCGGAGGGGCCCGGGGCGAAGCACGCTGCGAGCCTCTACCCGACCCCGGGTACGACGCTGGCCAAGAGTATCGCGACGGGGGCGGTGCGATCGAACGGCGTCGAGTTCGGTGATGCGATGTACTGGGCTGCCGGCGCCGCGCTCTACAAGGTCGACTCCTCACTCACCTCGACGAGTGTCGGCGCGCTGGTGACCTCGGCGGGCTGGGTGAGCATCGCCGCGGGCCGTGCCTACCTGATGCTGGTCGATGGCGCGAAGGGCTACGTCTGGGACGGCGTGACGTTCGCGCAGATCACCGACCCCGACTTCCCGGCCAACCCGACCAGCGTCACTTACCTCGACGGCTACTTCATCGTCGCCTCGCAGGGCTCCGACCAATTCACGATCTCCGCCAACGAAGACCCGACCGCGTGGAACGCGCTCGACTTCGCCTCCGCCGCGGCCGACCCCGACGATCTGCTCGCCGTGGCCGCCACGCACCAGGATCTCTACGCGCTCGGCGCGCGCACAACGGAGATCTACTACGACTCGGGCGCCGCCGACTTCCCGTTCACCCGTCACGCCAACGGGGTGATCGAACTCGGCCTCGAGGCGGTGGCGTCGGTGGCGCTCGCCGAAGGGACGCTCTTCTTCCTCGCCCGCACCGACGTCGGCGGAAAGCTCGTGGTGATGATCTCCGGGTTCACCCCGCGGGTGATTTCCGACGACGACATCGTGTGGGAGATCGGGGGCCTCACCGCGACCGACGACGCGGAAGGCTTCGTCTACCGCCAGGTCGGGCAAACCTTCTACGTGCTGACCTTCCCGGCGGCGAACCGCACCTTCATCTACCACGTGGAGGCGGGGGTATGGCACGAACGCACCAGCCCGTCGCTCGCGCGCTGGCGGGCGCGCGGGCATTGCTACTTCGGCGGCGCGCACTACGTGGGCGACTACACAGCCGGGAAGCTCTACGAACTCGACACCGCCGTGTACACCGAGGACGGGAGCAGCGTCACTCGCACCCGGCGCACTACGGTCTCCCATGCCGATCGGCGGCGCATCCAGGTCAATTCTGTCGAAGTGGAGTTCGAGGCCGGCGTCGGGCTCACGTCCGGCCAGGGCTCGGATCCCCAAGCGATGCTGCGCTACTCGCGCGACGATGGGAAAACCTGGTCACGGGAGTTGTGGCGCCCGATCGGGAAGCGCGGCGAGTACGGCGCCCGCGCCATCTGGAATCGGCTTGGCGTGGGGCGCGGTTTCGTGTTCGAAATCTCGATCTCCGATCCGGTCCCGGTCGCCATCCTCGGCGGATACGCCGATGTGCAGGTGCTCGACTCATGATGCCGGGGATCGCACCGCCGCCGCGCGAGCCGCTGGCCGGCGACTGGCTAACCTGGAAGCTGTGGGCGCGGTGGTTCTCGCTGCTCACCGACGCGGTGCCCTACGTCAGGACCTACTCGGTGGCCGTCACCCCGACCGCGGTGGGCGCCAACACGACCAGCGAGCAGACCGTCACGGTCACGGGTCTCAGCACCTCCGACGTGGTGGTCGTGAACAAGCCATCGCACACGGCCGGATGCGTGCTCACCGGCGCGCGCGTCTCCGCGACCGGCACCCTCGCCCTCACCTTCGCCAACCTCACCGCCGGGAGCATCACGCCGCCGGCAGAGACCTACACCGTGGCGGCGGTCCGGCGATGAAAGGGTGGCGCGAGAACGACTTGGAGATGGAGCGCGAGCTGGTGCGGCGCCTCGACGAGGTGTTGCTCGGGAACGTGGCGGCGACGCGCTGGGTGCTCGATATGGTGTACGTGGCGCATCTGCTCGATGATCTCATCGACAAGGACAAGGCGCGCACCGACGAGGAGATCTCGCGGGCGTTTCGGATCCTGGCCGTCGACATGCCGGCCAACCCGTTCCATGAGCAGCACCGGCACGAACTCCGCGTGTTGTGGACCGAGCTGTTCCTGCACTGGAGTGATGCGACCGCGCTCGAAAAATCCAGCGACGCACACGATCGGGCGATGGCGTGGATGCTCCGGTCCTACCTGCTGCGCGCGATCGTGCACTGCGCGTACTTGGTCGGTGGTCCGGATCACGCGCGCTCGGTCGGGCCAACCATCCAGCGGTGGTACGAGGAGCGGGTCGAGGACGAATTGAAGGAGGCCCCCCATGTCTAACCCGGTAGCGGCAATCGTCGGCGGCTCCATCGTGTCCGGGGTGCTCGGCTCGAGTGCATCCAGCAAGGCCGCCAAGGCCCAGGCGAACGCGAGCACCCAGGCCGCGGAGGTACAGGCGGCAGCCTCGCGCGAGGCGGTCGCCGAACAGCGCCGGCAGTTCGACATCGCGCGCGAGGATCAGATCGCCGCCGAGGCGCGGGCCCGCGGCGACATCGCGCCGTGGATGGAGACCGGTGTCAATGCGCTGCGCACCCTCGACGCCGAGATGGACCCTCTCACCGGCAAGTTCACGGTGAGCGACTTCGAGGCCGACCCCGGCTATCAGTTCCGTCTCGAGCAGGGCCGGCAGCAGCTCGACCGGACGCTCGCGGCGAAGGGCGCACGCTTCTCGGGACCGGCGGTCAAGGAGGCCCTGCGCTTCGGCCAAGGCCTCGCGAGCCAGGAGTACGGCGCCGCCTACGGCCGGTTCCGGGACTGGCAGGGCAATCGTTACAACCGGCTCGCGAACCTGGCCGGTCTCGGACAATCGGCGGCGAGCAACTCGGCGGGCGTGACCACGGCGACGGCGGGAAACATCGCCGGGCAGGGCCTCGCGACCGGGCAGCGCGTCGGCAACCTGTTGATGCAGGGCGGCGCGGCCCAGGCGCAAGGGTATCTCGGCGCCGGGAATGCGATGGCGCAGGGGTATCTCGGCTCGGCGAGCGCGCTCAACAACGCCGCGCAGGGCGGGATGCAGAACTACCTGCTCTACAAGATGTTGGGGTGACGTGATGGAGTTCAAACCCTTCAACCTCGGAGACGTCTACAAGACGGCCGGAAGCGTGAACTACCTGCGCGACAAGCGCGCCGCGCTGGCGCGCGAGCAGGTCGATCGCCAGGCCACCGCGAGCGCCTACGCGGCCGGCGCCAACGATGACGGCACCTTCGACGTGACCCGTACCGCCGACCTGCTGATGCGCGGCGGTAAGGCACAGGAGGCGCTCACCCTCGTCAAGCTCCACAAGGAGATGCAGGACCCCCAACCGAAGCCCCTGAACGCGCTCGACCAGACCCTCCAGCTCGCCGAGGTCATGGGGGTGGTCAAGAGCGTGGCGCCGCTGGTGCGCACGCAACAGCAGTACGACTCGGTGCGCAGCCTCCTCGAGCGCGGCGGATTGGTCGAGCCGGGGTTTCTCCCGCGCACCTGGGACGATGAGGCCAGACGCGGACTGATGGGCGTGAAGAAGGGGGCCGAGAAGCACTACCGCGTCCTGTCCGCCGAGGAGGCTACCCATCGCGGGTTGCCCGCCGGCGGCGCGTACCAGGTCGAGAAGGGCAGCGGCGAGGTCAACGTGCTCGCGCGCCCGCAGGCGCCGCGGGCGCCGAGCGAGTTCAACGCGCTGGCGGCAACCGCCGGGCTCACGCCGGAACAGAAGGCGGAGTACGCTCGGAACATCCTGGCGCGCAAGGGGCAGCCGGCGCGGGCGGCCGGCGCCGGCTACAAGAGCGCCGACGCCGGGCGGATCATGAGCGCCGCCGCAGGACTGTTCGGTGGGATCTGGGACCCGGAGACGCAGCGGATCATCGGGATCAGCAAGGATGTGCAGAAGCGCGTGCTCGCGATCGCCTCGCGCGCCGAGCAGATCTACCGCGCCAAGCAGGGGGCAATCGGCCACCTCCAGGCGGCGCGACAGGCGGCGGTCGACTACGGGATCGAGATTCCGACCCTCCCCGCGGCGCCCGGCACCAACCCAGCCGACCCGCTCAACCTCCGCAACGTGCTGATGCCGCCGGGATCGTGAACCGATGGCGCTGCTCGCCGAACTCCGTGCTGCCTACCCGCAGTACAACGATCTGAGCGACGCGGACTTCACCCGCGGCATGCACGCGGTCTACCAGCGGCGTACAGGGCAGGACGTGCCCTGGGACGCGTTCGCGCGCTCGGTGGGGCTTCTCACCGTGCCGGAAGCGCAGATCGAGCCACAGCCGGTGGTGCACGAGCCGGAGCTCGGGTATCCGTACCAGGGTATTCTGCACGCGCCGCGGCAGCTCGCGACCGTCGAGTCTGATGACCCGCGCCAGATCATGGCCGGCAACCTCAACGCGCTGCGCGCCCTGCGGATCCCCGCCGCGCCGGCCGAACCGCCGCCGCGTTCGTTCGTCGCGCCAGCGACCGCGCGTGGGGCGCTCGCACGAACGATGGCCCACGCGCCGGGTCCGGGGCCGCGGATGGAGCCGGCTGCACCAGTGTCGAACCTGCGCAACACCCTCGACCTGGTCTTCGGCTCACCGACGGCCGCCGGCACGCCGCAGGGGGAGACCGAAGCGCTCCTCGAGGCCGCGGCGCGGCGAAGCGCCCGCCCCGGCGAGCCCGTGCCCACCGGCGCGCAGTACGCCCGCCGGATTGGCGCTCCAGAGGGCGTCGGCGCCCGGGCGCTCCGCGACGTGGCCGCCGGCGCCGAAATGACCGGGTCGGGGCTCCTCGGCTTCGCCGCCCGCGCCACCGGATCGGAGGCGCTGCGCGCGGGGCAGATCAAGGTCGACGAGGCGGCGCGTAACCTGTTGCCCGCCGATCCGACGTTCCTTGACGAGTTGGCCTCGGGCGCAGGCTCGGCGGCGTCGTTCTTCGTGCCGGGCCTTGGCATTGCCCGCGGCGCGCAGGCGGCTGCTGTGCTCGCCCCGCGCATGTCGCTGTGGCTGGGCTCCGGTGCCGCGGCCGGCATGGAGGCCGCCGTCGAAGCGGGCAACGTCTACAGTCAGGCGCGCGCCGATGGGAAGTCCGAGCGCGAGGCCGCCGCAGCGGCCGATGGGGTGTTCTGGAAGAACGCAGCGCTGGTCGGCGTTACCAACCGGTACGGCCTGTTCGCGGAGAAGGGCGGGCAGCTCGCGCGGCGCGCGCTCGCCGCCGTGGTCGAGGGTGGGCAGGAAGGTGCGCAGCAGGTGATCAGCAACCTCGCCACCGGCCACCCGGCGTTCGAGGGGGTCGGCACCTCGACGGCCATCGGTGCGATCATCGGCGGCGGGCTCGGTGGTGGCCCGGTCACTCCACGGCCGCGCGCCGAGAAGCTCGGTGAGGCGTTCGCGGATTCGATCAATCAGGCGCGATCCGGGACGCCTGCCGACCAGGTGGCGGCCCGGCTGCTCGACCCGTCGCAGGCGCAGCTTACGGCGCGGCGACCGATACAGACTGCCGAACCGGCGCACTCCACAACCTTCCCGGCGCCCTCCTCAACATTCCCTGCGAGCCGGCCGACCGAACTTCGCCCGAAAGCCGTGTCCGGCGGCACCACACCGGCGGCAGAGCCCGCGCCCGCGCCTCCTCCCGCGGAGCCTGCGCAGCCCAAGGAGACCCCGCGCGAGCGCCACTTCCGCGAGCGCCACGTGGATCCCAAGCACGACACCCTGCTCGCCGCGGTGGCGAAGCTCGGCGGTATGAACCGCGCGGAGGCCGAAGCCGAAGGCGTCGATCCGGCGCACTTCGGGCAGCGCGGCTGGAAGATTTACCGGATCTTCACCAACCAGGGCCGCACCCCGGACGACCTTGCAATCACCCTCGCCGACATGGGCTGGGGGCAGTTCGTGAACGACCAGGGCCGCCCGGACGGCAACGCGCTCCTGGCGGCGCTCGACGACGCGCTGCGCGGCCAGCCGGTGCACGCGCAGGGAGCGTACCAGCAGCCCGACGCCCAGATCGCAGAGCAGTTCGCCGAGCACGCGGCGACCCACGAGGGCGCGGATACCGCCACCGACCCATTCAACTTCGACCCATTCGACATCAGCAACGATCCCCTTCCGGGCGATCAGCTCGTCGACGACGAATACAGCGACGACATGGGCACGTTCGACCGGCGCATTCTTGAGCTCTCCGAACGGCTTGAAACCATGACCGAGGGCGCCGGCGAGGGTATACTCGAAACCGCAGCCAGCCGAGGGTGGTCGAACGGCGAGACCATCAACGCCCTTGAGGAGGCGATCAGTGAGCGACAGCGGAGCAAAGAAGGCACTGGATCAGATCCGCAAGCGCAAGGCGGAGGGCCGGCCGGTGCGCTGGAACCCCAAGCTCAAGTTCACCCGGCCGCTCCGGAACCCGCAGCCAACCCACAAGCCGCCGAAAACCGTCCAGTAGCGTCCGGCGCCCAGGGCGGCCCCCGGGATCTCCTCGGCGCGGTCCCGGTCGCTCGGCAGCAGATCGCCGACCGTGCGCGCGAACTCGCCCAGACCCGCGGCGAAGGGCGCGACCAGCCCCCCGTAGACGCCGGTCCCGGTGGACTCTTCGGCCCCGCGCAGGGGCAGCGCGACATCGAGGACGTGGGCGGCGTCAAGCAGCAGTCGGGTCTCGAGACGAACGCGGAGCGGCGCAAGCGTTCGGGCACCGAGGCCGCGTCACGCTCAGGCGGCGGGGCTGCGATGCGGATCCCGGAGGGGCCGGCGGCGAGGCCTGCCTCGCAGGGGGTCGATGTGCCGGCGGCGGAACCCGCCGGGATACCTGGGGAGCGGGGGCGGCGAACCACCCCCGGGTCGATCCAGCCTGCGGCGGGCTCCACGGAAAGTGTACCCCCATCGGCCAAGCCGGGCGATACCGGCCCCGTCGCGATGGCCGCTGCCGCGGTCAACGCCGACGCCGGCGGCAACTATGCGGGCCTGGTCGAGCAGCAGATCGACGTGCCCGAGGGGCCGCCGCCTTCGAGCAAGGAGCGGGCGAAGGCGATCCGCCGCGAGGACGTGCTCGTGCCGTTCCTGCGCGCCCTCAAGGTCCCGGTCTACGAGGGCCGGGTGAAGGGCGCCAGCCGCCTGGGCTTCTACCTGCCGAAGCACGAGGCCGTGCGCGTGAAGCGCAAGAGCGACCTCGAGGTGGTGGCCCACGAGATCGCGCACCTCATCGACGACCGCGCCTTCGGCGGTTTCCGGCGCGGGAGCAAGCGCCCGTGGCTGGTGGGGAAGGGCGCGCGCGAGTTCTCCGCCGAGCTGAAGGAGGTGAGCTACGACGCGAATAAGATCTACGAGGGCTTCGCCGAGTTCGTGCGGCTGTGGATGACGCAGCCGGCCGAGGCTGAGGCCCGGGCGCCGAAGTTCCACGCCCGGTGGGAGCGCTGGGTCAACCTGCCTGCGAACGAAAACCCGTACGGCAAGGCACTGCGCGACGCCCGCGAGGGCATGCGCGCGTGGTACGCGCAGCACCCGCTCGCGCGGGCGGCCTCGAAGGTCGGCGGGGAAAACGAGCGGCTCACCGACCACATCCTCACCGGTCGCACCGAGGCCGCCCGGCAGCGGATCTTCGACGATCTGCAGGGTGTCGTCTCGATGGAGACCGATCTCACCGGCGCGCGCACCGGGCAAGACCTCGGCCCGTACCAGACCGCGCGTCTCACCCGCGGGGCGATGAGCGTGGTAGAGGGCGCGGTGAAGTTCGGCGTGCCGGTCGCGACCTATTAAAACGGGGTGATTACCAGCATCGACTTTCAGGGCGACGGACTCGAGAAGGTGCTCAAGGAAGTCTCGCCCGAGATCGAGGACTTCCTGCAGTGGGCGACCGCGAAGAGCGCGCACGAGCTGAAGGGCCAGGGGCGGGAGAACCTCTTTACCGTCTCCGAGATCGAGGCCGGGCTCGCCCTGAACCGCGGCCGCAAGCGCGACGCCAACGGCAAGACGGACTTCGAGCGCGCCTTCGAAGGGTACCAGCGCTGGAACAAGCGGGTGGTCGACTTCGCCGTGCAGCTCGGCGCGATCGACCCGAAGGCGCGCGCGCGGTGGCGCCGCGAGTGGTACCTCCCGTTCTACCGGGTCGGCCAGCAGACCTCGACCAAGCGCAAGAAGGGCATCGAGGGCAACGTCTCCGTGTGGTCCCCGCTCACCGGCGGCACCGGCAACGTGCGCGACATCCTCGCCAATATACTGACCAACGCCGAGACCCTGATCACCGAGGGGCTCAAGAACGACGCCCGCCGCCAGATCGTCGACTTCGCGCTGAAGGAGCAGGGTGGCGGGCGCTGGATCACGCCCATCGGTCGCGAGGCCAAGTCCGTGAAGCTCTCACAGGACCAGATCCTTGCCCGTGTGTACGAGTCCCTCGGGCTCTCTCGCCGACAGGCGGAGATGGGCGTCAACATCCCCGAGGAACTGATCCCCGCGGTCAATGCCGTGAAGACGTGGGCCGCGGAGAACGACGGCTTCCTGCAGTTCTGGCTGCTCGGGCAGGACCCGACCCCGCGCAACGGCGAGCAGATCGTCGCGGTGCTGCGCGGCGGCAAGTCGTACTTCTACCAGGTCAGCGATCCGCTGCTCTACCGCTCGTTCCAGGCGTTGAGCCGGCCGGTGGCGGCGAAGTCCGTGCAGATCTTGAACAAGATGCGCCGCTTCGGGCAGTTGACGGTGACGCTCACCCCCGACTTCATGCTCGCCAACATCTGGCGCGACACGCTGCACGCCTGGGCGCTCTCGGATCGCGGCTTCAAGCCGGTGCTCGACTCGATGAAGGGCCTCACCGGGCGGCTGCGTAACGATCCCGACTACCGCGCCTACATCGCGAACGGTGGCGGGATGAGCTCGTACTTGGTCGACGACGAGGCGCTGCGCGGCCACCTGCACACCTGGTACCGGAGCAAGGGCATCAACCCGCACACGGTGATCGATACCCCGCGCAAGATGCTGTTCGCGATCGAGACGATCTCCGGCGCATTCGAGGAGGCGACGCGCCTGGGTGAGTTCAAGCGTGGCGTGAAGAGCGGGCTCACCCCGCGCGAGGCCGCGTTCAGGGCCCGCGAGATCAGCACGGATTTCGCGATGCGCGGCGACGACGCGAGGGTGATCGGCTTCCTGTACGACACCGTGCCGTTCCTCAAGGCCGGGGTGGTCGGCATCGACCGCGTGTACCGCGCCGGGTTCAAGGATGCCAACCGCGGGCACGTGTGGATGGTCGCCGGTCTGCTCGGTGTGTTCTCCGCGCTCCTGCGCTGGCTGAACGACGACAACCCGCTCTATCAGGAACTCGAGGACTGGAACAAGGATGGGCACTGGCACGTGTTCGTGCCCGACCGGTGGATGTCCGCCGAGCAGCGCACCGCGCTCGAGGCCGAGGGCCTCGTCGAGCGCGGCTATCTGCACCTGAAGTTCCCGAAGATCTGGGAGATCGGCGCGCTTACATCGGTGGCCGAGCGGGCGACCGAGCAGGTGATCGAGGGGGTGAAGGGGCGGGGTGTCGACGTGCCCGCGTTCACCTGGCACACGTTCCAGATCATCTCCAACCAGATGAAGCTCGACTGGCTCCCCTACGGCTTCGAGCCCATCTACGAGACCTACGTCATCAACCGCAACCGGTTCACCGACCGGCAGATCGAGACGCCGTCGATGCAGCGGCGGCTGCCGGGGCTGCGCTACTCGCCGTACACCCCGCGGACGCTACGCGCGCTCGGCGAGGCGACGGCGACCCTGCCGCGCTGGGCGCAGGTGAGTCCGGCTCGCGCGAACGCGCTCATCCGCGGCTACCTCAACACGTCGGGCATGTACGGGCTGATGCTGGCCGACCGGGTGTTCTACGGCGACGAACTGCCCGAGGGGAGCTGGGCGAGCGCGCCCGGCATCCGCCGCTTCATCCAGCGCCACCCTGCGCGCACCCAGGCCGAGACCACGTTCTACGACTGGCTGCGCGCGTCCCGTGAGCTCGCCGACTCGGTCGACTTCACCGTCACGAACAACCGCCCCGCGATCGCCGAGAACCTGTCGGAGAGGCGCGCCACGCAGGAGCGCGAGCTCTTCGATGATGCCGCGAAGACCCTCCGCGCGTTCAGCACCCAACGGGCGCTGACGATCGAGGATCCCGACCTGTCGCCGGAGCAGAAGCGGGCGAGCATTCTCGATCTCGACCGCCAGCGCAACGCGTACATCGTGGAGCTTGTCTCCGAGGTGAAGGAGGACCGGCAGCAGGCCAAGGCCGAAGACGCGAAGCGCAAGCGGGCGGTGAACGAATGAGCGGGGGGCTGCACTTTCGCGAGGTCGACGCCGCGGCGTGGCGCGCGCGGTGGCCGAACTTCGCCCCCCACGAGATCGCCTGCCGGCACTGCGGCATGCTCGTGGTGCACGCGCCGAGCATCGACGCTCTGCAGCGGCTCCGGGACGCTCTCGGGGTATCGGTCCACCTCAACTGCGCGTACCGGTGTCCGATCCACAACGCGATGGTCGGCGGCGCGCCGCTCTCGCAGCACAAGCTCGGCCGCGCCTTCGACATCGCGTTGCGGGGCTTCGAGCGCGAGCACCTGGTCGCCGCAGCACGCGATGCCGGGTTCACCGGGCTCGGGTTCTACAACACCTTCCAGCACATCGACACCGGCCGGCGCCGGCAATGGGACCACAGGAGGGCAAATCATGGGTAGCTTGATTGCGTCACTGATCGGCGGGCCGATCACGGGCCTACTCGGCAGCGCCTTCGGGATCTTCGGCAAGTGGATGGAGGCCCGCGAGCGGCGCAAGGACCGCGAACTCGAACAGGCGCACGAGCTGAAACTCCAGCAACTCAACATCCAGGCGCGCGGGCAGGAACTCGAGCAGGAATCGCTGATCGCGGAGCGCCAGGCGAGCGCCGACATGCTTGCCGCGAGCTATCGCCACGACGCGAGCTTCGGCGAGGCGCATCGGTGGGTGGTCGACGTGCTCCGCCTGATGCGCCCGCTGTTCACGATCATGCTGATCATGTTGACGGGCATCATCTTCTGGAAGGCGTCGGATGGCGCGGCGCAGCACAAGATCATCGCGACCATCCTCTACATGACCGAGGTCGCGCTTACTTGGTGGTTTGCTGACCGGGCGCGCGAAAGGAAGAAATGATCGAAGCGATCACCAGCGCCGTCGAGTCGGTCGCCAATCTCGCCGAGGCCAACCCCCTCGGGCTGCTGGTGGCCGTGTTGCTCGCTCGGATGGTGTGGGCCGAGTGGCAACTGTGGCAGTCGCGCCGGGAGGTGCGGTCGCTGTCGAGGACCGTGTTTCGGCATGCGGCCGCGCACGATCTGACGTTGGACGAGGACACGACCCGGATACTGATTCGGCGCGACCCGCGCCGAAGGGAGCGGCGATGATGATGCGGCACATACAAGAAAACCCGTTACTCGCTGTTGTCGTCGCGCTCATACTCGGCGGTGGTGGCGCCGGCTGGGCCGGGATGCAGATGGGCGACCGATGGACGGCGACCGCGGCGGCGAAGGCATGGGAGGCGCAGGCCCGTATCAATCAGGTGGTGACCGACAACCTCGCCAAGCTGGACGAGCGGCAGCGGGAATCGGAAAAGACCCTCGCCGGCCTCGGTGGCCCTGGTGACCCGATGAGTCCACGGGTGCGCGCGCTGGAGAAGGCGTCGCAGGAAACGGCCAATACACTCGTCCGAGTAAGCGTGATGCTCGCCGCGATCGAGAAGCGTCAAATGATGCTGGAAGATCAGCGGCGCGAGTGAGGCGCGCGCGGCCGATTTCCGGGAACGCAGGATCAGAAACTTACGAGCGCTCGCGATTGCGGAGTTCACGATCGGTTCACGCTGGCACGCTGACCGATTCGTCGAAAATCACCTAACCTACTGATTCAAATGGTCGGGGTGAGAGGATTCGAACCTCCGACCCCTGCCTCCCGAAGCGGAGGGTTAGGGCATCATTCCTTGAAAATCAGCGCCTTGCGAGTTTTCGGCGTGAACTTTCGTCTCCAACTATCGCAGGGTTACGCGCGTTGTCGCCTTCGGGGTTCACGATCGGTTCACGCTGGGCCAGCACGTCGACGGCCGCGCGGGCATCCTCGGGGGCCAGGTGGGCGTAGCGCATGGTGGTCGCGATGTCGCGATGTCGGAGTACCTCGGCGACGGTGCGGATCGGGACGCCGGCCTGCACCAGCCAGGCGCCGCAGGTGTGCCGCAGATCGTGGATGGTTACGTCCTCGAGGCCGGCCGCGGCGCGGGCCCGGCCGAAGGAGGTCTTGAGCGACGCGATCCGGTGCTTCCGGTACTCGAACACGTACCGTGCCTTCGGCCGTTCCCTCGCCGCGAACCGCTTGCGCAGGATGGCCACGGCCCGGTCGTTCAGCGGCACCGCGTTGTACCTGCGTCCTTTCTGGTGCTCCGGGTTGAGGTAGGCGACGCGCTCCCCGAGGTCGACGCGGCGCCACTCGAGGCCGAGGATCTCGCCGCGGCGCATCCCGGTGTGCACCGCGAACTCGATGAAGTCCGCGAGCCAGGGCGCGCGTGGGTTGGCGCGGGCCGCTTTGAGGAGGCGCTCGTACTCCTCGCGCCGCAGCCAGCGCAGCCGCCCGGGCGGGGGAGGAGGGAGCCGTCCGCTCACCGGGTTGGTGATTTCCCATCCCCACTCCCGCCGGGCGTAGTTGACTGCTCGCGACAGGAGGCCGAGCTCGCGACGCACCGTGCCGTCGGCGGCGCCTTCGACTGCCCGCCGGCGACGGTACTCGCCGATCTCTCCGCGGCCGATGGCTACCATCGACAGGCCGGCGAAGAACTCCTGGAGGTGGCGGGCGGTGTAGATGTCGCGCGCGGCGTGCGACTTCCCCGCGGTGGCTTCGAGGTAGCCGAGCATGAGCTCGTCGAAGTAGCGCTCGGGCTGGCGCCCGGTCAAGCGGGCTGCGCGCGCCTCCGTGCGCCACTGCTCCTCGAGCGCGACCGCGTCTCGGTAGTGGGTCGTCTCAGTAGAGCGGCGAGCTTTTCGGCCGCGTGCGTCACGGTACGAGGCCCACCAGTGCGGGCTGTCGGGGCGTTTGTACGGGGGCATGGTTCGGGATCATCGTTCGGGACAACTTGTGCGTCTACCCACGCGACCAAGTCTGAGCGTCGCAGGCGCGCGGCACCGCGGAGCTTGACCAGGGGGAATTCGCCGTCATCGACCATCCGGTAGACCGTGGCGCGGCTCACCGCGAGCAGTTCGGCCGCTTCCGGGACCGTGACGAGAATGGACGGCGCCTGTGCGCTCACGACGGCTCGCCCCTGCCGAGCGCCGTAGTGCCCGGCGCGGTGGCGTCCGGCGCAGCCACGGGCCGTTGTTTGATTGCTGATTGATTTTCTGCGCCTCCGGGTCGCCACAGCCTGCGAAGCGCTGTCGCCTGAGCCTCGATCAGCCCGGTCGCGACCTCCTGGGGGGAGGTCTCCAACACCTCGGCCATGTGCTTGAGGGTGCGCAGCGCCGGCGCGGCGAGCGGCACGATGAGCGTCTCTCGATCCTTCGGTGGGCGCCCGGCGCCGAGTCTGCGGCCGCCGCGGGTCATTGCATCGCTCCGCGCATATTCGCCCTCGAGAACAACGGCGCGCCGTTGTTGACGGCCGCCTGGTTGAGCCAAAGAACCTCGGTGCGCTTCACAGCCCCATCGCCGACGGTCGCTTTCGTCACCCGGCGCCAGTCCGGATAGAGCTCGTCGTCGTAGAGCCCACAGGCGTAGCCGGAGAGCACGACCATGCCGCGTAGCGCTCGTAACGCATCGCCAAGGGCGCGATGGTCGTCGTCGGTCATCTCGAAACGATAGATGTTGCGTTTGCTCCGGGTCGACATGGAATAAGGCGGGTCGACGTAGTGCAGCGTTTCGGGTGTGTCGTAGCGCGTAATGACATCGATCGCCGTTGAATGCTCGATGACGACGCCAGCGATGCGCGCGGCGATGGATGGGATGTGCTCGGCGAACCGCCCCCAATCTCCTGCCGGAGTTGTGCCTCGGCGCGCAACATAGCTTCTGAAACCGGTTTGGTATCAGCAAGCACTCCCCGAGCAAAAACCCGCGAACGCCCGTAAGAGGGTGCGGCGCGCCTGTTCGATCGGGTCTTGGGTTGATTTGTAGGACTCGATAAACTCCTCGCGCGAATACGGCGTGAGCTCAACAGCCCGTCGGAGAGATTCGGCTTGCGTGTTGTCGCGTAAGACACGAAATAGGTTGACGATCTCCCCGTCAGCGTCGTTGTAAACCTCGGCATAACTGCGAGCCTTCCTGAGTAGTACGCTCGCCGCGCCGCCAAACGACTCCACATAGACGCGGTGCGGCGGGAAGTGCGAAATGATCCACGGGGCGATCCGCCACTTGCCGCCGTGATAGCGCATCACGGTCCTGCGCGGGCTCACCCGTTCACCCTCGCGATCGCCTCGGCCACCGGCGGGCACACGCTGTTGCCGATGAGCGCGGTCATTGGTTCGGCCACCCGGGGCGCAACGCGTAGCGATCGACGCCGATGGCGTGCAGCACGCCCTCGCGCTCAAGGGCAGGGCTCGGCTACGCGTTATGGTTCGACCCGATCGGGGATCGCGCCACTCGAGTCCGTCGACGGCGGCGCGGTCGATCTTGCGGTGCACGAACAGAGTCGCGCCGTCCTGTAGCGCAGACAGCACGACGGGCCATGCTTCGTCGTCGCTGCGCCGGTTTATCGACGCCGTGGATTCGCCTGTTTCGCTCACCGCTCCAGCCCCCATCCGCATGAGGTCACGCGCGACGAGTCCAGTGGCTCGCTCACCAGGTAGAGCAGCGCGTCGGCCAGTAGCACCGTCACGATCAGTAGGAGGGCGCGGGTCATGGCCGGTACGTCCCGTCGCCTGAGTTCAGCGCCTCGCCGAGCGGGTCGGGGCGCTTCTGTTTCTCATCGATCTCGCGCAGTGCTTCGTCGGCCGCGGCGAGAACGTGATCCATTTCGGCAACGGATTCCCGGTCGTCCTGGCCGTACTCATCGTCCGGGTACTCGCCCTCGCTGTTGGTGGCGGCCTCGAACATAGAGTTCCGCAGCACCAGGTACTCGTCGCGCAGCTCCTGTAGGGCGTGGAGGCGGTCGGCGCGGGTCATGGCTCAACACCCATGCGGGCGCACACGCATCCTTCGCAATCGTCATGCCCCGGACCGCCCGGTTCTCCGTAGTCATACTCTCCGCAGCGGGTGCAGCGATATACGGCCTGCGAGCATTGCTCAGAGCCGCGTGGACACGCTCGACCGCCAACACTCGTCCATTCATGACCAATCGAGCACAGGTCGCCCCCGGCAAGGGCCACCGATTCGGCTATCAGGCGATGCAAGCGGGTCATGCTGGATACTCCTGCACCCTTAGATCCTCGGGCCACTCGGACGGGTCGGATCCGGCGCGGTTGCTGAGCTTTACGTCTTCAGGTCCGTAATCTCCGTATCCATCCGCGCTCGGCGCCTGCACCCAACGCACCGGCCGGGCGCCGAGCTGCTTGACGAACACGGGCACCCAGGCCTCGTGACACTGGTCGATAACGTCGCGTATCCACTCCACACAGCACGGCCGCGCCTTCGGGCCGGACTCGCCGCCGACCACGAACCAGTCCAGGGTCGGCGCCATCCATCCAGATCCCTCCGCTACCGACTGGCGCATCAGCGTCGCGGCGAGCGGGTCGCCTCGTTGCGCCGTTTCGGTGGCGGCGTCAGTGATCCACCGCCGAATGTCGACCGGTCCGAGCAGCGGCTCCAGGCTCACCCAGCGCACCGCGGCGGGTGTCTTGAGCAGCAGCGGGATTCGCTCGTTCGCGCTCGCCTGGTCCTCGCAGGACACGCCGAGGTGGATGTTAGGGGGCGGCCAGCGCACATCCTCGTCGGGGGTGCAGGTGTAATCTTGAGCGGCAAACCGAATGCATTCGACGCGCGTCACGTCATCGAGGCCATCGATATCGTGCTGACCAATCATGTACTCCCACATGCGGCGAGGCCGCTTCGTAAGTACTTGGAAGATATGCGGCGGGGCCAGTGCCATCACGGCGAACACCTGGTCAATGAACTCATCCGGCACGTTCTCGTGGAATAGGTCGGACATGCTGTTGACGAACACGCGCCTCGGCTTGCGCCACTTGAGGGGCTGATCTAACCGCTCCGGGTGGCAGCGCACGTCTGTGAACTCGCGGCCCTGGTACACGCCTCCGCGCGGGTTGGCGGCCAGCCGTTTCCACTCGCGCTCGGCGTAGCAGTGCTTGCAGCCCTGCGAGACCTTTGTGCAGCCCGTGGTGGGGTTCCAGGTGGCGTCCGTCCAGCCGATCTTGGTGTTGGTGCTCATGCGCTCATCTCCGCGGGTGTTTCCGGCGCCTCGTCTCCCCACGCCGACCACCCGGGTCGGCGGTGACGGGCGAACAGTTCAAGGTAGCGCCGGCCGGGGTAGAGCGCCTCGATGCGCTCGTACTGTTGGTCGGGCTTGCGGGAGTGCTCGCGCGGTGGCGCGAGGATCACCTGGTGGACGTTGTGCGCGCCGCGCGGGAGTTGCCCGCGGGTACCGAGGAGACATAGCTCGGCCCCGGCGCGGGTGTAGTGGCCCATGCCGAAGTGCAAGAGGAGCGGGTTGTCCGGATCCGGCCGGCGGCGGAGCTTCACCCACACGAACGCGATCGTCTTGTACTGGAACCCCCAGGCGCTGATCACCCGCAGGCCCTCGGGCGTGGCGGAGCACGGCACCCACAGGAACAGCGCCGCGCGACTCGCGGTGTGCTGGTGCAGGAAGGGGTCGAGCGCGCAGATCTCCGCGACGGTCATCGTCGGGTAGAAGCTCTCCGCGGTGCGCGAGCCACGGTCGCCCGACCACGCCCCGAAGTGCCAGGGCGGGTCGGCGAGGATGATGTCGTGGAGCGCGGTCACGGTTCGGCTACGAGCTCGCGCGGCACGGTGGGCGTGTCGCGGTAACGGTCGAGGGCGGCCATCGCCTCGACGTAGAGCTTGCGCAGCCGCTCTGCGCGCTCCTCGGCGCGGACGGCCCGGCGCTCGGCGTCGGCGCGCTCGATCTCGAGGCGGTTGCAGCGTGCCCGGAGGGTCGTGAGTTCGTCCTGCGCGGCGTTCATGCCACCGGGGCCTGCTGGATCTGCGGGGCGGTGAGTCGGGTCGTGGACCCGCCCGGGCCGTCGAATGCGTCGATGTACTGATCGACCAGGCGGCGGCGGAAGCTCTCGCCGATCAACCGTGCGTAGACCGTGACCTCGAAGTCGCCGTCGACGTTGGCGTCGACCTCCACCTCGAGTTCCTCGATGGGGGCGGCGACGAAGGTGTTCATGCGCCACCGCCGTCGCGGATCTCGCGGGCCTTGGCGTTCTGGGCCTTGCGGAGATCCGCGCGCGCCTTCGGATCGGCCACCTCGCGGATGAGATCGCCGGCGTCGTTGAGGGCGTCGAAGCTCCGCGCCTGGTCGATGGCCGTGCGCACCTCGGCCGCGGTGATCCCGCCGTCCTCGGGCGCGGTGCGGGTGTTGATCTCGTCGCGCGTGCGCTCGGTCTTGCTGGGGGCCGGGGCGCCGCGGCTTTCCTCGGCGAGGGTCTCGCGGATCTCTTCGGGCACGTCCTCGATGTCCTGGGTGAAGATGTCGGAGGCGGCGAGCGCGGTCAGGGTGAAGTCGATCTGGGCGCGCTTCTTGGCCATCTTCAGCACGGTGTTGGCAACGTCGGACGGGTTGGTGTGCACCTGGTCGATGCAGTGCACGCTTTTGCCCTTACCGCGCTTCCAGACCTTGCGCCGCTTCGCTTCGTCGGTCGCCTGGAACTCCTGGTCGCAGGTGGTGCGCCGCCAGGCGTACTTGTCCTCGGCGCTGGAACACTCGCCGATCCCGGTGCCGAGGAGCGCCCCGGTCACCTGGTGGCGGCCTTCGAGGTAGACGCGGTAGCGCACGGTGTCGTCGGTGCTCAGATCCTCGACCCGCGGCACCACGGCCACCCGGAAGGTGCTGAGCAGCACCTCACTGCCGGCCTTGTAGAGCGTCGGCTTCTGGGTGCCGGGGATCACGCCGTAGTGGGTCTCGGGCTTCATCACCGAGCGCATCACCTGCTGGATCAGGTTGACCCGGTCGCGGAGCTCGGCGGCGGTGAGTTCGTTGGCGGGAATCGGCGCGGCGACGGGCACCTGCGCTTTTCGTTCGGCGAGCTGATGGTCGAGCGCCGCGACGGGCGCGAGGGTGGTGTCGTTCATGGTATGGCTTACCTCTTGGGGTTATCTCTTGGTGGCGCGGCGCCAGGCGAAGCTCACGTAGCTGGTGGGCTCGACCGAGTAGGCGCCGCGGTGGACTTCCTTGCGGTGGTAGGCGCTGCCGTCGGGCAGGAACGCGACCGCGGCATCGCCCATCAGTTCGAGGAGGTGGGCCTTGGCGGTGTCCGCGGCCTTGTCGTAGCGCGCGGCGTGCGCCTTGGCGTCGGCGAGCACGGCATGCCAGTGTTCGGCCTCCTCGGGGAGATCGATCGCGCGCCCGTCGGTGCCGGGGTGGAGGCGCCCTTGGAGCGCCACGGTGGTGCG